TTAATCCATCCGTCGTTCATGGTGCTAGTCCTCGTATTGCCATTTAACCATGTTCCAGGCGACCGACGCTACAACCTCGGCGACTGCGGGACTCATGCCCTCGTCCACCATGTGGCTGACCTCTCTGGCTATGTATTCCTCGCGTGTCATTGGTTGGCTGCTATGGCTTTCATTAATTCGCTTCTGCGTGCGAAGAGCTTCTGCCCTACGTGCATCACTGCGTCGCCTAGCTTCCCTTCGCGCATAAGCCTGTACATCGTGTTTCTGCCTACCCCTATCGCTTCCGCTATGGCCTGCCCGCCGCACAGCATGTCGGCATCCTGCTGACGGCTGTCGCTGGCCGCCATGTGGGCGAGAACGGAGTCCACGGCTCTAGTGGCTGCCTGTGTGGCGGCTTCGTTGACAAGGGCGTAGAGCTCTCCCTTCGTCATCGTCACTATCATCGTGTCGTCTCTCTCTGGGGGTATCATGACTGCTGCTGTTTTCCGATTAGACCGTTGTCCTTCAGCACGCTCATCACGGTAGCGTGGCTGCATCCCGTCCGTTGGGCTATCTCCATGTAGCAGTCGAAGGCGCGGACATAGTCGCCCCGCAGCTTCTCGTACAGGGCTAGGATTTTCGCGTTGCGTCTCTCTCTCGCCTGTTTCGAGGGCGAAAGTTTCTTTTCCTTTCTGTTCATATTCTTTCTCATGTTGTGTTATTTGCTTATTGATTGTAAAATGGCCGTCTTCAGCGGCATGTTGTTGCTGTTCCACTTGAAGTTCTGTAGCATCCAATTGCGGTACCCGAGCGGAACGTCACGCACTTTCTCCCCCTTGTACTTGCCGAAAGGCATCTTCATTTCGGGAGAGGCGAGACCAGCCTCCATGCCGAGCACGTCGTCCCGGTGGATTGTGCCGATGTCCTCAATGGGAATGCCCGACAGCAGCCGCCCTTTCGAGCCGTACATGCGCCAGATGCGGCCCTTTTCGAAGTAGATGTCCTCGACATGGCCGAAACGCTCCACGTTGCCGCCGAGGTCCACGATGAGCGCGTCCCGCTTGTTGTCGTCAATGCGGGTGGCGCGTCCCACAATCTGATAGTACAGGGCTATGGAAGCCGTGCTTATCCCAAGCACGATGCAGTCGATGCCGGTATAGTCGAAGCCTGTGGAGAGGACGCGCACGTTGAACAGTACGCGGGTCCTGCCGGCTCTGAAGTCTTCCACCACTTTCGCACGCTCGGCCTTGTTCTGTTCGCCGTAGATCACTGCGGAGTTCTCATAACGCTCGGACAGCTCTATAGCGTCCTGCACGCTGGGAACGAAGGCAAGCACGTGCCTGCGCTCGGGGTGAGCGTCCAAAACCTCTGTGACGCTCATGGTACCGCCGTTGGCGTTGAACGCCATCTGCACGCTCTCCTCGGTGTACTCGCTTTTGGCGCTGTTGAAGCGGAGCAGCGAGCTGTCGAAGCCCTGGCTCTCGTAGCTCAACGGCGACCAATAGCCGAGTTGCACCATTTCCTGCACCTGCCCCACATGGATAATCTCTTTGAAGAAGTTGCCCTTCTTGCTGCGGCTCGTCAGCATGACCAGCTTGGAGTATATGCCGCCGTCCATGCGGTGGTTCTGTTGCAGCTTGACAGGGGTGGCAGTAATGCCCAGAACGTGGGTGATGCCGCTCTCTTTGAGGAAGCGACCGAGCATACTGTCGGCCTCGCGGGGGTAGAGGTGCGCCTCGTCGATGAGCATCTTCGTGAAGCCCATGCGGCGAAACTCTGCGCCGAGGGACTTAATGCTCCCTATGGTGGCGTAGGTGATGTGTGCGACCTCTTTGCGACCGAAGGAAGCAGAGTAGATGCCGGCTTGCGCCATGCCGCCGCACAGGTTGATGTATTTCGTGTAGTTCTGTTCGAGGAGCTCTTTCGAGGGCTGCAAGACAATCATCCTGTCCTCGCTGTTCGCGGCCACGAAGGCGGTGAGGATGCTCTTTCCCCATGCCGTGGGCAGCACGATGAGCGAGGGCTTCGGGTCTTTCTCTTTGAAAAACTCGATTGCCTTCCTCACGGGCTCTGTCTGATTTGGCCTTAGCGTTATCATATCTTTTTCGTTTCGTTTGTCTAGGAGGGGCAGGGGATTTGAACCCCCACGGTCTCAACCGCACTGCCATGCACCCCTCAGCTGCGGGTCTTTCCCCGCCGTCTTTTATTCTGCGTTGTCGGGTGCCTCTGCGTCTTGGGAGGAGGCGGCTTCGGCCTTGTCCTTTTCTTGGGCGTAGGCGATGCGGCATTCGTCCTTCCTCGCGTTGATAGCGTCCATTCGGGTCTCGTGTTCGATGCGCAGCTTGCGCAGCTCTAGGGCGTAACGCTCTTTCTCATTGCGCACGAGCTCTGCGTGCCTTGCCTCTGCATTCTCACAGAGGGTGCGGTAGCGGCGGTTTTCCTCGCGGGCTTCTACGCTTGCGGCATTCTCTGCCCTTACAATTTCTTCGTGTGTCATGATGTGATTTTTTAAGGTGTTGATAATACTAAAGTTTTTCTATGGCGCGGATTCGTAAGGTACTCCATTTGCTCAGCGTGTGGACGCGTCCTTTGTTGGTGTCGAAATACCAGGCGAGAGAGTTGCTGTTTTCGGTGTCGCACCAATAAACCTCGGTCAGTTCCTTGCCGCCTATCTCGCGCATCTTTTCATTGATTCTGTCCTTGAATGCCAGAAGGATGTTGGCCTGCCGTTTGCTGAACGTATCCAAGCCAAGCTCTTTAAGCCGGTCCTTGGCTTCTTTCCATTCAAATTCTTTCCCGCAGTCAAGGTCTTCGGGTTCGATAAAGATGTTTATATCGTCAAAGGTAAGGCACACGCCCTTCGTGCCGTCAATCTCTGCGATAGTGATAGCGGAGGTAATGTTCAATACGTTCTTATTCTTATTTTCAATGTCTTTGAACTTCTTGTCCCATTCTTCGCCATACAGGGCGCACATGATGTTGTTGGCGCTTTCTACCGCCTTGGAGGCGATAGCCTTTGTGTCCGTGTTGATGTCTTTGACAAGCAGCTCTTCGGCCACAGAGCGGAAGATACTTTCGGCTATGCCATTTCTTTCCTGTAAGCTATAGTACGATAGCTCAAAGCCTTTGCCGTCATTTGTAACCATGATGCGTTTTTTTTTTAAAGGTGATACAATCTATCTATTTCAGCAGGAAGCGGCGAGAGCCGGGGACGGTCTTCGCGTACTGCTCCCATTCGGCAGGGTGCTCGGTCTTGAAGAGCTTCTCGTCGAACTTCTTGGAGTCCTTGGCGGCTTTCCATGTGGCGAGGGTTGCGCCGTCGTAAGTAATGGCTTCAGCGTCTGCGAAAGCCATCTTCATAGCGTCTTCGAGGTCGGACTTGCGGCTGTCGAGCTCTGACAGTTGCGCCTTCACTTCCTTCAGCTGGTGGTATGCGTCGAGGATGTCGTCGTCAACCTCAATGACCTTTCCGTTGGTGTGCTTGTAGTACTTCTGCGCCATGTCGCGGGCGTTGATGGGTGCCGGCTCGACCTTTTGGAGGATGTTGACAGTCCAGAACTTCTCGACCATTTCGACCATGTAGGCGTAGAAGGAGGGGTCGAACTCAATGTCCACGTAGCCGAACTCGAAGCCGTGACCGAGCCAAGCCAATGAGCCGTGCTGATAGCCTGCCACGCCCAAATTCATCTGCACCTGGCAGAACCACCACTGCGGGAGCATCTGCTTGTCGACGACCATATTGGTCGTTTTGCATTCGAGTATGCCTTTGTTGTCGTCGTTGCGGGTCATGTCGGGCAGCCAGAAGGTGCGGTCGGGAGAGACGCGCATAAAGTCGCGCTCTTTGTCGATGAACATAAAGTCTTCCTTACTCGCTTGGATGATTTCACGCCCTGTCTCGTCCATAAACCAGCGGGCCACAGCGTCCTCGCAGTATTGGCCGCGTTTCATGTTCTTATTCTCTTCGACGGGAGGGTCGATGCCCAACTTGCGACGCCAGAGGGCGAGGGGAGTGTCATAAGGATTCACGCCTAGGATGGTGCCGACCTCGGACGCGCCGATGCCGTGTGTTCTAGCCTCGAGCCAAGCCTCGCGGCTGTCAAATGTCTTTCTGTATCTTTCCATTTTTATTCGTTGTTTGGGGGTAATTAATTTTGTTCTTCCATTTTAAGAATGCCAGACGCTGCGACACGCACGAGCATTCCAAAATCGGGCTTTATCGTCATTGCACCGCTTATGCCCTTAATCAGCACGCCGCCCTGTCCGGCAAATCGTATCGATACGTCGATGTCGCTTTCCCCGTCGAGCTCTGCGGCCAGGACGATAGCACAGCGGGATTTGGGAGCCTCGGCAGCCCATTCACAGATGGGCTTGCCTGCGCTCTCAATGTCTTCTAGTTTCGTAATTATAGCCTTTTGCATAGCCGTTACTTTTTAGCCTTGGCGGCGGGTTTTTCTGCGGTCTTTTCAGCGGTCTGCGGCTGTGCTGCGGGTGCAGG